CAGGTCAAGATCGCGTTCGCGGACTGCGAAAAGATGGTCCGGGCGTCCCCGCATCTGCGGGAGATGACGATCATGACCGTCAACAACATCGCGATCCCGACGAGCGAATCGTTCATCCGGGCGATTTCGTCCGAGAAGCGCGGCTTGGACGGGAAGCGCGTGAGCGGTGCGGTGCTGGACGAGGTCCACGAGCATCCGAACGCCACGGTGTGCAACAAGATGCGGAAGGGGATCAAGGGGCGTCGGGACGCGTTGATCCTCGAGCCCACCAATTCCGGGTTCGATCGGACGTCGGTCTGCTGGGCGCATCACGAGTACTCCCGCAAGGTGCTCGAGGAGACGGTGGAAGCGGATGACTGGTTCGCGTTCGTCTGCGGGCTGGATCCGTGCCAGGAGTGCATCAAGAAGGGACGAGAGTTCCCGGACGAAGAGTGCGCCAATTGCGATGACTGGAAGACCGAGGGACCGCACTGGCTGAAGTCGAATCCCAATCTTGGCGTGTCGCTGCCGTGGCAATACGTCCGGGATCTGGTCCGACAGGCCAAGGGGATGCCGTCAGAAGTCAGCGACCTGTTGCGGTTTACCTTCTGCGTCTGGACGCAGTCGCATACGCCGGCGTGGCCGATGGAGCAATGGCGGGAGGCTGGCCGGAGCCTTCGGTTCACGGATGCCGATCTCGTGGGCCGGCCCTGCTACGGCGGCCTGGACCTTGGGCAGAATGACGACTTTGCGGCGTGGTGCCGCGTGTGGGAGCTTCCAGGGTTCATTGCGATCAAGATGCGGTTCTGGTTGCCGCGGGCGGCGCTGAAGAAGTATCCCGATCGGCCCTATGCCGAATGGGAGCGCGTCGGACTCCTCACGGTGACGGAAGGCAACACCACGGACGTCGACTTGATCGAAGAAACCGTGCTGGCGGATGCCAGGAACGACGGGGTGATCGAACTCGCCTACGATAAGCGGTTCGCGCAGCAGTTGGCGCTGCACCTCCAGGGCGCCGGAATCACGATGGTGGACACGCCGCAGGGGTTCTGGCTGAACGAGTCGATCAAGAGCGTGTCGAAGCTGATCTCGGATGTCGAGATCGCGCACGGGAACAATCTGATCATGACCTGGATGATGGACAACACGATCCTGCGGAATGGGCCGAATAAGACCGTTCGACTCGACAAGGAAGCGTCGAAAGAGAAGATCGACGGCCCAAGCGCGTTGGTCATGGCGAACGCGCGGCGGATTGTTATGGCGAAGCCGGCCGAATACACCTTGCTGATTCTCGGGGGGAGAGCATGAGTACGACACGGTATCCGGATGGGTTTCAGGAGCCAAGACAGCGGGGTCGTCCGAGGGTTGCCGAGCGGATGGAGCCGGTTATGACCAGGTTGCCCACGGGTGTCTACGACCGTCTGTGCCAGCAGGCGCATGGCCGCGGCGAGCCGCTATCGGTCATTGTGCGCGAGTTGCTGATCCTCCAGCTACCGCCGCAGCGCTGAAGAATTTCTGTAATCATTTAATTCGCTTTTGTAGAAATGCCTCAGCATGGGACTCGCACCCATGCTCAACCGGGCGTATAGCCTTCTCGACGTCAAATCGATCGATGCGGAACAGCGCATCCTAACGGGCATCGCGTCCACGCCGGAGCCCGATCGCGTTGGGGACGTCATGGACCCCAAGGGTGCGAAATTCCAACTCCCGATCCCCTTGCTGTGGCAGCACAAGCAGGACCAGCCGATCGGGGAAGTGTTCGAGGCTACCGTCACGAAGGACGGGATCGCCATCCGTGCGCGCATCGCCAAGATGGACGAGCCCGGCCCACTGAAGGATCGGCTCGACATGGCGTGGCAGTCCATCACGGCGAAGTTGGTGCGGGGACTGTCGATCGGCTTCAAGCCGCTCAAGGAAGTCTACGATAAGACCCGTAACGGGTTCGATTATCCCGAATGGGCGTGGTACGAACTGAGCGCGGTGACGATCCCCGCGAACGCATCCGCCACGATCCAAAGCCTCAAGTCTCTCGATATTGGCCTCGCCGCGTCAGGCGATTCGGTCACTCCCAAACCCGCCGGCGCTTCGGCCTCTTCGCGCGTGGTTTCCACGCGACGAGACAAGCCGATGAAGAAATCCTTTGCCGACATGATTGCGGATTGCGTCGCTTCCCGCAAAGAAAAGACCGACAAGATCGACGCGCTCCTGACGAAGTCCGGCGAAGCCGGCGTCACCCTGGATGAGCCCGAGCAGGAAGAGCACGACACGCTGTCCGGAGAAGTCGAACAGATCGACAAGCAGCTCGTGCGGCTCCGCGCCGCCGAGGCGCGTGAGAAGGCTGCCGCGATTCCGGCCCGTGGCACGAGTTCGGACGACGGCTCCGATTCGCGCGGCGTCTCGACCCGGATCAGCGTCGAGAAGAAGCTCCCGCCCGGCATCAACTTCGCCCGCTACGCGATGTGCATGGGCATGGCCCGCGGCAATCCGTATGAGGCCAAGCAGCTGGCCAAGGACAACTACGGCGACGACGGCCAGATCCTCATCAAGCTGATCGACCTCCAGCAGAAGGGCGCGATCGGCGCCGCGAACGCGCAGACGGCGGGCTGGGCCTCGGAGCTCGTCCCCTACAACATCATGGACGACTTCATCGAGTTCCTTCGTCCGCGGACGATCCTCGGGAAGTTCGGGACCACGGTGAACGGGACCACGTATCCGAGTCTCAGGCGCGTGCCGTTCAACACGCGCGTGTCTGGATTCAGCTCGGGCACGTCGGCCGCGTGGGTGGGAGAAGGTCTCCCGATCCTGCTCAGCAAGGGCGTGAGCATGACGGATTCTCTCACCTGGGCGAAGCTCGGAGCGCTGGCGGTGCTGACGAAGGAAGAGATCCGGTTCTCCAACCCGAACGCAGAAGCCAAGGTCAGAGACGATCTCGCGGCTGCGCTCGTCCAGAAGATGGACATCGACTTCGTGAACCCGGCGCGCGTGGCGGTGGCGAATGTGTCGCCGGCCTCGGTGACGTGGAACACGACTCCGGTGCTCACGACCGGCGCGACTGCGGCGGCCTTCCGCACGGACTTCGCGACGCTGGTCGGCACCTTCGCGACGGCGCTCCTGTCACCCGAAGACGTCGTCATCATCATGTCAACGGTGGACGCGCTGAACCTCTCGCTGATGATCACGTCCCTCGGGAATCAGGTGTTCCCTGGCATGACGATGAGCGGCGGCTATCTCATGGGCTTCCCGGTCATCACGACGACGGCGATGGTCGCAACGGGTTCGCCGTCCAGCACCATCATCGTCGCGGTCAAGGCGAGCGAAATCTATCTCGCGGACGATGGCGAGGCGACGGTCGAAGCCAGCGATCAGGCGTCGGTCGAAATGGTCGACTCGTCCTCGCAGAGCGGCATCACTGGCACGGGCGCGAGCCTGGTCAGCTTCTGGCAGGACGGTCTCGTTGGCCTGAAGGTCGTGCGGGCCGTGAACTGGAAGAAGCGGCGGTCGACGGCGGCGCGCTACATCTACAACGCGGCCTACAGGGCGTAAGACTTGCAGTCTGACCTCCCTGTGGACGCGAATGTTCACAGGGAGGTTTCTATGAGCAAGAGCAAGACGAAAGCAAAGGTCGGCGCGATGTCTACAGCGGATCACAAGAAGCCAGCCGCGGACCCGAAACCAGCGGCGCCCAAGACGCCGGCGCCGACTCCGGATCCGGATCCGAATGCGCCGCTGAATCCACAGCCAACGCAGGCGGATCGCGATCGGCAGCGTCCGCCGGATCAGGCGTAGGCGTTTACACAAGAGGGGACGTGCCCGGCCGCGCTCGGTTGGGCCGTCCCGCTACTTTCACCCGGCGCTACGGGGGAGTCTTATGGCCTTCGACAACTTCACGCCCACGCGGATACGTGCGCTCAAGGAATGCCCACAGGGACAGCAACCTGGCGAGGTCTTCGACGTCACGGGCGACGTCGCCGACATTCTCTGCGATCAGTCAGCCTCCGCTGAGCGTGTCCCTGCGGATACTCCGCTAGGTAAGGGGCATCCGTCCCCGCGTGGCACCTACAAGCGTCGCGATCTGGTGGCTGAGCGACGGTGAAGATCGGGCCGTTCGATCTGTCGTTTCGCAAGAAGGGATCGGCCTCCGCGGCGCTCGGGGACGGCATCACGCATATCCCTGGTCCGAACACGTGGATCCCGCTCGTCCGTGAATCCTACGCCGGAGCTTGGCAGCGCGGGATCGTGGTCCCCATCGAAGATGCCTTGGCGCATCCGACGTATTGGGCCTGCGTCACGCTGATCGCTGGAGACATCGCCAAGATTCGCCCGATGCTGGTCGAACGAACGGACGGCATCGACTCAGAAGTTACGCGCTCATCGCCGTACTCGGCGGTGCTCGAGCGGCCGAACCACTATCAGAACCGGATTCAATTTCTGACGTGCTGGATGCTGTCCAAGTTGACGCGGGGCAATGCATATGCCCTGAAGTCGCGGGACAAGCGCGGCATCGTCACGTCACTGTACCTGCTCGATCCGATGCGAGTGCGTCCGCTGGTGTCACCGACCGGACAGGTCTACTACGCATGTCAACAGGACATGCTGGCGGACATCTCGGAAGCCTCCCTCGTGGTTCCGGCGCGCGAGATCATCCACGACATCGGCTTCGCGCCGTATCACCCGCTCTGTGGGTTCTCTCCGGTGTACGCCTGCGGACATGCGGCGATGCAGGCGTTGACCATCAACAAGAACGCGACGAACCTGTTCAGTGGGGGCTTTCAGCTCGGCGGCATTCTGAGCGCGCCGGCGCAGATTAGCCCGGATACGGCGGCGCGCCTGGAGAAGTACTGGCAAGAGAACTACAGCGGCCCTGCGAACGCCGGCAAGATCGCCGTCGTTGGCGACGGGATGAAGTTCGAGCAGCCCGCGATCATGTCGGCCGTCGATGCCCAGGTGATCGACCAACTCAAGTGGGACGACGAGAAAATCTGCGCGGTTCATCATGTCCCTGGCTACAAGGTTGGCGTCGGCCAGCTCCCCAGCTACAACAACGTCGAAGCGCTGAGCCAGAACTACTACGGTGATTGTCTCCAGTACTACTTTGAGTCGATCGAACTCTGCCTCACGGAAGGTCTGGAACAGCGCGAGGCGGGGTACGAGACGGAGTTCGACATCGAAGCGTTGAGCCGGATGGACTCGGCGCAGAAGATGGACGCGGCCACGAAGGGCGTGACGGGCGGCATCTACTCCCCGAACGAAGCGCGGGCGATGTTCAATCTCGGTAAGGTGCCTGGTGGCGACAAGATCTTCTTGCAACGTCAGAACTGGCCGATCGATCTGCTCGGGTCGGACAACATTCCGTCGCAACCGGCACAGATACCCGAAGATCCCAAGCCTGAGCCTGAACCGGAGAAGGTTCTGGATCTGGCGGCGCTCCGTGTGTCTGTTCTCAAGAGGTTCGAGGTTGCCGCATGAGTGCTGCCCAAACCGAAGAAATCGCGGACATCATCGTGGCGGCTGTGCGGGCCGCTACGGCGCCCGTGCTGCTTCGCTGCGAGTCGCTCGAGGCTCAGGTGAAGGCGCTTGAGGCGCGTGCGCCTGTGCCTGGCCCTGCCGGCGAGAAGGGCGAGCGCGGCGAGGCGGGGCCAAAGGGCCATGACGGCATGGGCACTCCGGGACCGGCCGGCCGAGACGGGATCGACGGCAAGGATGCGACGGTCGACGTCGAGGACATCGCACGACGCGCGGCGGCGTTGGTGCCGCAGGCCAAGGACGGCGCGGATGGACTGAACGGGAAGGACGGCCAGGACGGTCGTGATGGGCTCCCAGGCGTGCCAGGGCGCGACGGCGAAGGGAAGGTCGGAGAGAAGGGCCAGGACGGCGCTCCTGGGCGTGACGGGACGCTGGAGGGCGCCAGTCTGGAACAAGTCGATGAGCGGTCATGGCGGCTCGTCAGGGCGGACGGCTCGGCGCTCTCGGGCGTGTTCAAGTCGCCGATCGTCCTGGATCGTGGCGTCTACCAGGCCGGTCGGACGTACGAGAAGGGCGACGGCGCGACGTACGGCGGATCGTTCTGGATCGCACAGGATGCGACGAACGAGAAGCCCGGCGACGGTGCCACGAAATGGCGGCTCGCGGTGAAGGCTGGAAGGGAAGGCCGAGAAGGCAAGCCAGGGAAGGACGGCGGTCCAGGTCCGAAGGGCGAGAAGGGCGATCCTGGGAGGAACTTCTCGTGAGCTTCTGGGACACGTTCGTACTGATCGGTGGAGGTCCGAGCCTGACGCCGGCAGACGTGGATGCCGTGCGCGGACATGCGCGCGCGATCGCCATCAACGACGCCTACAAGCTGGCCCCGTGGGCCTTCTGTCTCTACGCGGCTGACAAGAAGTGGATCGACTGGCACGACGGTGTGCCGAGCTTCCGAGGATCCAAGTACTCGATCGAGTCCAGCGACACGACGACGCGGCCGGGATGGACGGTGCTGAGGAATACCGGCTTTCTGGGTCTGGAGACGGACCCGAAGGGGCTTCGGGCAGGCTTCAACAGCGGCTATCAGGCGATCAATCTGGCGGTGCATTTCGGGGCGAAGCGGATCGTGCTACTCGGCTACGACATGGCACCGAACCATGGAGGCCCTTCGCATTGGTTCGGAGAGCATCCGGACAAGGTGCCATCGCCGTATCCGCAGATGCGCGAAGCGTTCGAGTCGCTGGTCGAACCGCTTGAGGCGAATGGCGTCGAGGTGGTGAACTGCTCGCGACGAACGGCGCTGACGGCGTTCCCGTGCCGGTCGCTTGAGGATGTGTTCGCCGAGGTGGCGGCATGAAGGTCTTCGGCGTGGACTATCAGTTTATGTCGTGCGGATCTGTGTTCACGGATGGCCTCGCGCATGCCGCGTCGGATCTGGGCATCGAGTACGCGCATGCCGATTGGAGCGAGCCGCAGTTGATGCGGATGGTTGCCGAGTTCGATCCGGATCTGCTGTTCGTGGTGCATGGCCGTAAGTTCACGCAGTGGTGGGGGCCGACACTGGCTGCGACGCGCTCGTATCAGGCGGCGGTCTGGTTGCTCGATGAGCCATACGAGGTGGACGACACGGCGACGTTCTCGCCGCGTTTCGACCATGCGTTCCTGAGCGATCCGGCGACGCTCGATCGACATCCGAACGCGAGTTACCTGCCGGTCTGCTATGACCCGCATGTGCATCGCCATGGCTCGTCGCCTAGGGTGCGCAAGGTCGGATTCGTCGGCGGATGCAACGGGACTCGAGATCGGTATCTCGCTGTGTTGGCGCGCGCGGGTGTGCTCGACTACGTGGTAGGTGGTGAATGGACGGAACCCTTGGTGCGGGCCGTCTGTGTGAGTCCGAACGTCAAGCCGTCAGTGACGGCGGCGCTCTACGGAGAGACTCGGATCGTGCTGAACGTGTTCCGTGAGACGCACCACTACAACAGCCGAGGGACCGTGGCAACGTCGCTGAACCCGCGCGTCTATGAGGCGCTGGCCTGCGGGGCGCTGGTGGTCAGCGAATGGCGTCCGGAGCTCGACACGATGTGCCCTGAGTTGCCGACGTTCCGAACAGAGGCGGAGTGTGTCGACACCGTGCAGTGGTTGCTGAGCAATCCGATCGAGGCGGAAGACTTGCGTGTGACGTGCGCGGAGCGGCTGAAGGAACACACCTACGCGGCGCGGTTGCAGACGGTTCTGGCTACGGTTGGCGCACAGGTGGCCGCATGACGCTCTATCCAGGCGTTTCGGGGCCAGTGATTGGCTCGTTGGCAAAGCCCGTGACCCCGCGAGTCACCATCGTCACGACCGTGTACGAGCGCGTGGATTGCCTGCGGCGCTGTCTGCGCTCCGTCCAGAAGCTGGAATACCGCCACGTCGAACAGGTCGTCGTCTCGGATGCTCCGCCAGAAGAGATCGTCGACGAAATCTCGCGCATCTGCGAGCAGTTCGGCGTGAAGCACTACAACTTGCCGAGGCGTACGAACGATTGGGGCATCTCCCCGGCGATGGCGGGCCTGCGGGCCTCTGTCGGAGAGTTTGTCTGTTTCCTCAGCGACGACAATGCCTATCTTCCGGACCATTTCGGCCCGCTGGTGGCCGCGTTCGATGCCGATCCCGGCTTGGGCTTCGTCTACAGCTCGTGTCTCTACGCAGGGCACAAGGAGCTCAGACAAGCACCGCCGGCGGGCGCGGGGATCGATCTGGGTCAGCC